CTATTTAATTAATGTCTATTAATGTCTATTTAATTAATGTCTATTAATGTCTATTTAATTAATGTCTATTAATGTCTATTTAATTAATGTTTAAATTGGAGTTATACCGCCGCTCAGTTGCTATATGCTAACCCACCCATGCCACTCATTACGCGCAATACGTTGTAGTTAACGGCATAGACGCGAACCTTAGCGGTTCCAGCACCACCGACGGTTTGGTTCGAAAGAACCAATTGGAGAGTCGCGTTATCAATTCGCGAAAAATTGCAGGTGCCGGAAGGTTGGTGCTCTTCGGGGCGAAGGGCGAACGAGTAGACATTGATACCAGTGTCTGGGGTGCGAGTGTGGTGCTGGTAAGGCTGGACGAGGTCGAAATAGGTACCTTCACGCTCCGAGAAGCGGTCTTGCCCGTTGAGTTGCAACTTAGCAGTGACAACGGGATTCTCACCCCAGCAGTGCATTGTAAGAGCAGTCTCAGCTACAACAAACGCCATAGGGTCAGTGACGGTGGTGGTGAAAGGAAGACCAGCCACTGTTCCAAAGTTAGAACCGTACGCATCAGTATCCTGGAACATATCATTGCTGCCTGTTACAGAGGATCCGGGAATGGATTCAAAACCAATGAAAGAACCGGTTTGGACACCTTCCTTAACGGAAAAATCAAGAAGTGAACTACGCAAAATATCAAGATCATCGGTATAATTAAATGGTTGAGCACCATATAATAGGTACATGCTTTTTTCACATATAAAAGAATCGCAATAGTTGACATTTTCATCACGTTGAACAACCCAGATAAGTTCCTTACAAGGGTGGTTGAAGTTAAGTTTAATCTTATTAGAAGAAGAACCAACAGATTCATCACCTGTGAATTGAAGTTGTTCAATGAGGTATTCGTGGGGATTTTGCGCCATGCGACGGCGCTCATCGGTATCGAGGAAAACATAGTCGACATATAGGGAAGCGGCAACAAGAGACTGCTGGTAAGCAGCAGTGACTTTAGGATTGGCGCAATTACCAACTCCCGGTCGGTTACTAACCGCGAACAAACACTCATCAATAGGGCGAATATCCAGGTTAATCTTAACCTCATGGTATTGGAGGGCAATCAAGGGCAAAGCAAGACCAGGGTTGCGGCAGTACCAGAATTGCAGTGGGACATAAAGGGTAGTTTCGGGTAAAGATCTGCGTGGTTCGCATGTTTGACCAACGCCACCGGCGGAACAGGGACTATCAATTTCTGAGAAGGTGGGGTCAGTAAGGTATGTCAACTGAGAAGTTTGACCTACCATTTGGTAGTACCCACGTTCCTGTTCCTTGGAAAGAGTGAGTTGATTCCAGATGTGCATCCAGTCACCATATTGGCGATCAATTCTTTGACCGCCAATTTCAACTTCGACTTGGGAGATGAGTTGTTCACCCGGAAAATCGAGCCAACGGGCATGGACTGGTCCGGTCCCGTTGAGACCAAGACTTTGACCAATTTCAGGCAAAGTGACTTGAAGGTAGGTACGGTAAGCCAAATCACCATTGCGACTGATGGTGCAAGTGACACGACGACCGAAATCGGCTTGACCATTGAAAGTCTGTTCGATAGACTCCATGGCAAAGTTGGTATGACGACGGTAGGTCACCTTCCAGAAAGTAATTTGAGGATTTCCAGTAAGATAGACATCCTGAGCACCATAGGCGACCAATTGCATTAAACCTCCACCCATTGTTATAATATTACAAAAGAAAAAAAAATTGGAATTATAATTTAATTATAAATTTTAAAATTTATTTTTAATTCATATTTTTTTCAATAAATGTTTGTAAATAACTGTCTAAATAAACTTCTTTTTTTCCTTCATGTTTTTTTGAAAAAATATAAGTATTCTCCTTTTTTTTTACATTCCATCCATCTTCAATCGCGTTATATATAAAACAAATTTTTTTAAATTTTATATTATTTATTTCTAAATTATCTATATTATTATGAATATCAATATTAATACCTAAATTATTTCCCATTAAAATATTACTATTTTTGTCATTTTTATTATTTTTATTATTTTTATCGTTCATAATTATGATTAATAATATTAATTTATTGTTATCAATAAATTAGAAAAATTAACTATAATTTAAACTATAATTTATTTTATATAAAAAATAATGATTCTATAAAATTAGAATTAAATAAATGATGCTGTATATTAATTATATAACAATATTAATAAACACAAAATTAAATTATGCCTATATTTAAACCAAAAAATACTAAAAAATGTATAATTGTTAAAAAAAATACAATAACTCTTGACAGTAAACATAAAGAAATTACAGAAAAAATAAAAAAAGATATATTAGAAACTCTTCCAGAATTAAAAGGACAACAAATACAATTATTAGAATCCCTAAAACAAGATAATCTAAATATTGATGAAAAATTAAATAAAGAAGATAATTTAAAAGAAATAATTTCTAAAATAAAATCAATAAAAAAAAGAGAAAAAGAATATTTCCTAAATAATTCAAATTATATATTTGAATATTTTGAAGATAAAAAAAATATATCAGAAAATTCAAATGAAATTAATGATATAATTAATAATAATATTAATGATAATAGTATAAATAAAACAATTAAACCTACATATAATACCACTAAAAGTAATATGTTAAATACTTTTTTTAATATAAAAGATAAAAAAAAACCTAAAAATAAAATTATAGATAATAATGAATTAAATAATAATGAATTATCTAATGTTCAAAAATATATGTTAAATAATGATGAATCATTTCTAAATATAAATAATTATGTAATTCAAACAGATATTTGCCGTTTTTGTAATAATGGCGAACTTATACCAATAGAACACGAAGGTATTATGTTATGTAATATGTGCTCAAAAAGTGTTAAATATTTAATAGATAATGATAAACCTTCATATAAAGAACCACCAAAAGAAGTATGTTTTTATGCCTATAAAAGAATAAATCATTTCCGAGAAATATTAGCACAATTTCAAGCGAAAGAATCGACACAAATACCAGACGAAGTTATTGAAAATATAAAATTACAAATTAAAAAGGAAAGATTATCCATATTTCAATTGAATAATAAACGAGCAAAAGAAATATTAAAAAAGTTAGGGTATAATAAATATTATGAACATATTCCATTTATAAAAGATAGATTGGGAATAAAACCACCAATAATGAGTGCTGCTCTTGAAATTACATTATGTAATTTGTTTATGGATATTCAAAGTCCTTATGCTAAATATTGTCCGGATGATAGAGTAAATTTCTTAAATTATTATTATACAATTTATAAATTATGTGAATTACTTGGACAAGACCAATTTTTACCTTTTTTTCCCATGCTTAAAGATAGAGAAAAAAGAATTGAACAGGATGAAGTGTGGACAAAAATATGTCAAGAATTAAATTGGGAATTTATACCAACGATTTAAAATTAATATTAAATAAAATATTATAAAAATATAATTTAATATTAATTATCAGGATAATTAATTAAGGTTAAAATCTCCCAGGGAATCCAACTAAATTCGCGCCGATACCGAAACCAGCGCCAGACCGAGCATTTACTCCCATGCTGGGAATATAAGTATCCAAAATACTAAATGTAGCCGCAGCAGTTAAGGCAATCATAGCAACTTCGTCTAAGTTAAGACTTCGCTTAGGTATAGCAAATGCCGCAATAGCAACCATTAACCCTTCTACCAAATATTTAATCGCACGTTTGACTAATTCGCCAACGTCAAGTCCATCAATAAATCGCATTGTATATTATAATAGTTAATAAGAAAAAATTATTTCTAAAATATATTAATTACTAATTGTTAAAATATATTAATTAGTAATTGATAAAATATATTAATTAGTAATTGATAAAATATAATAATTGCTAATTGCTAAAAATATACTAATTGCTAAAAATATACTAATTGCTAAAAATATACTAATTGCTAAAAATATACTAATTGCTAA